TGACTGCATCAGAGTTCCTTTCGTACCTTGAGCCTGATCTTAACGAAAAGACTGACGGGGCAAAGTGCATGAGCGTTAGGGACTGGAATAGAATCAAGACATTCGTTGAAGTTCTTTGCCGAAAAGACGGCGTGAAATGCCTCTATGAGGTCCCGAAATGAAACACATGTGGACATGCCGTAGGACGTTCATCTGTTTCACCGGTATAGTCACGCTCGGACTCCTTGGCGCATTCCGTGATGTCCACGTTGCGAAGTACATCATGGGATGCGTTGGGTTTGTTGCCGCCGCAAACGCCTGGCAGAAACGCGCAGAAATCAAGGCAAACTCTGTCAAGATGAAGTGATTTTTTGTAACATTATATGGGGGGAGCGCAATGCTTCCCCCTACTTTCGGACTGTAAAACACCCAAGAACTGAACAAAAGTTCGACGCCTAAAATCACTACTGTTTTCCGAACTTATGACCAACAAATTAACGGCGCTTTGTCGGAAAGCAGAAAACATCAATGGTCCCGCATCTGATATATTGGTACAGATATAGCATTATATAACTGTAACGCTGATAAATGACGGAGGGATTATGGCAATAGACAATGGCCTGACACCGATGACCGCTGATGTTATAAGTCGCTTTGTTGGAGCGGATTCCGGGAACTTCCACGAAATGGCCCCATTCAGGGATGAAACTCAAATACGAGCCTACTGGCGCGATGTTGAGTTTTTTTCTCGCTGTCAAATTTCCGAGAAGGCTTTCTCAACAATAGAGTTCGATGACGAAAATTATCACCCATCATTTTCGGATTTTCTAAAATCTCAAAAGCATGCAAGCGACGCACTTGATCAGAGGTCTGGGATTAAATGACAAAAACTGTTAAAAAATTACTTGACCCACCGGGAATAAAAATAATCACCGATACCGGATGGTTTTATGATTCCGGCACGTCTCGCCCGGAAAGGGGCTTGAGAGACTATCGCAGATTTATCACTTTTAGAACGCGTCCGAATTTTGAAGAGATGAAAACAATCAAGGATTTTTTGAAAAATAACGAGTGCCCAGGATGGACCCCGATATTAGAAACAGAAATAAAATCAGATGCATTTTTCTGTTTTCGTTTTTCGACTTGTTGGGATTCGTCGGATTAGGGGTGTAAAATGAAAAAACAATTTCTAGTCAGTAATTTGTCAACTGAATATCTGAAAAAAGCATCGTGTGCGTTGAGTATCCATACAGTCGAGAGGCACGTAATCCGTGATCCGAACATCATGGTGAGTATGGGGCATACACCGCTGCATGTCGTGACGTATTCGGAAACGGGAATGCGCGCCGAGGATGTAGCCGTGCTTTTTGGTTCAGAAAACCGGGTGAATCTTTTTCTTCCCATCGAAATCATTGCTTTAAACTGAAGGAGGCCGCTTGTGGAAAACCCTGTGAAAACTGTGGAAAAAAAGACTTTTGAAATGATACTGGCCGAAAAACAAACGCTGATCGAACAGATCACAAACGATGCGGGAGAACTAACTCCAGATATCGAAGCTCAATTGAATTCGATTGAACTTTTGGAAAAAGACAAGATGAATGCGATTGTTTCTGTAATTGACCGTCTCGATTCGGAAACCGAACGACTTAAGCGCATCGCTGATTTTTATTACACCCTTGCCAAAAGCGCAGAAACTCTTCAGGAACGCATCAAGGAACGTGTTAAGTGTTCCATGTCAAAACGTGATTTAAACTCACTGGAGACGGAATGCGTGCGTTTCACACTGGGGAAAACTACCAGCGTATCAATCGAAAACGAACATGAAGTCCCCGATGCCTATAAAATCAGAAAGGTGACTGAATCGTTCGACACAAAGAAAATCGCTGCCGATATAAAATCACTGATCGACGTTCCAGGTGCGAAACTGCAAACAGGAACGAAACTCACCATCCGGAGGAAGTAAAATGAATAAGTCAGAATCGATCGTCAACTTGGCGAAAGCACTTTGCGCTGCGCAATCGGAGTTTACAACAGTGGGTAAAGACGCGAAAAACCCATTTTACAAATCAAATTATGCTCCGCTAGATTCGATTGTTGAGGCAATCCGTCCCGTACTCGGGAAGCATGGACTTTCGTTCCTTCACCTCCCGAACGCCGATGGTAATCGCCTTGAGTGCGTCATCCTGCATGTGTCAGGGGAGTGGATCAGCGCGGAATACCCAGTGAACCCAGTGAAATCCGACCCCCAAGGCATCGGCTCTGCAATGTCTTATGCGCGCCGCTACTCTCTGTCGGCCATGCTGGGCATTGCAACTGGAGATGATGACGACGGGGAAGCAGCGCAGGGACGGGAAAACACCGAAAAAAATCCTAAGACGAAACCAGCGCCGAAGCCGAACACTGCATCCCCGAATTTTGACACGGCAAAATCCGCCGAACGTCCACGCGGGAACCTGAAACAGTGCTTGACTGCAATCGCCGAATGCACCAGCGGTGAAAACCTCGCAAGCCTCGATTTGAACATCCAGAAACGGGAATGGACGGCGGAGGAGCGAAAACAAATCAACGAGGCGCTTGGTGCTGCGGAAAAGCGGCTGGCGTTCTGATTTTGGTTTGACATTCCCAAGGTTCTGTTTTATTTGACGCAACAAGACATTAACGCGTTGTGCGACGTGTGGTTTTTTTGGGCGTGAAAGCGCCCACACCGACCCTCATACTTGCGCACACAGGTATGAGGGTTTTTCTTTCTGTTATGGGGCAGAGATTGGGGACAGCGTGAAAATTAAGGTAATTAACTGGTCAAAGTATCATCCACGCGCTGATTACAAAAAAATAATCTGGTTTAAGGTTTATGTGGATATTTTCAACAGCCCCGGTTTATTTGGAATTACCCCCGCTCAAAAATGGTTTTGGATTTATCTGATTGGACAAGCGGCCAAAAATAGGGGTGCAGAGTTCTCGTTAAATGTTGACTATTCCTCTTACCAAACTGGGGTTGATGCCGAGGAAATAAAATCAGCGTTAAAACATTTTGAGAAATCGTCAATGATATCAATGTCAATTCCGCAAGACGTAAACGACTCGGACCCGTGTTTACGCGGCATGCAACGTAGAATTAAGAAAGAAGAAGAAGAAGAAGAAGTAAGAAAGAAGAGAGATATATTGTCGTTTTCTGCTTCGCAGAAATCCGACGCTGTTTCTGTTTTAGAATTTTTGAATGAAAAAACAGGTAAGGCTTTTAGGCCGGTTGATTCAAACTTGAAACTCATCGCAGCGCGTCTAAAGTCGGGGGCAAGCGTTCAGGATTGCTTTACCGTGATCGCCAGGAAAAACAGGGAATGGGGATCAGATCCGAAAATGGCACAGTACCTACGCCCTGCAACGCTGTTTTCAGCGACAAATTTTGAGCAATATCTAGGTGAATGCGTTGTGCCGAAAGGGTTGAACACATGACCAACAGAATATGCCCAGAATGTAAACGAGTGAACCAAGGCATCCGATGCGTGTGTGGGTATGCATTTCGAGGTGAATCAGGTGAATTGCTTCCAGAACCCAAGGACCGAAGATGCTCATGGACGCACCGCGATGGATTCCGATGCGAACACAGAGGAACCATGACCGCAACCAACATGGCTAGTGAAGATACAAGGTGGTTTTGTCAGACACATTTTTTTAACCGCAACGATCAGAATCGGGCGAATGATGGAAATTTGATCAACGCCGAAATGTCTGAACGTGGGCGGTTGTCTGATTTTTATAGCAAGCCACTAGCTGAAATGAACGATGACGAATTGCGTGAATTGAAGAATCGGCCTTCTGCAATTCCCATCCATATTGGGTGCCTTGCGTCGCTTGGTTCGATCATTTCAGAATATAAAAAATAAGAAACAGAATCAGAATCCAATAATCACAGGAGGTAATATGTATTCTTTGACCAAAGAGCACCGAAAAGAACTAAAACCTTGGGCCGACAAATGGATTGCAAACGCGAGAAAGACCGGGAGGATGACCGAGTCAGAACGTGCTGAGGTGGTTGAGCACGTGAAAGGGCTGTATCGGGCCGCTAATCTGACACCGCCTCCTGACCACAGGATTGTCATCGCACCTAGTCCGTTTGCAGCCAGGTTCTCCGCGGGCTTATCCGCGGCTGTATGGTATAAGCGTGCGAACCCTTCTTTTTTCGCCGCCACAGACTTCGCCACACGCGCCGCCACAGACGTCGCCACAAGCTCCGCCACACGCGCCGCCACAAGCGACGCCACAAGCGCCGCCATAGACGTCGCCACAATCGTCGCCACATACGACGCCACACGCGCCGCCACAAGCGACGCCACAAGCGCCGCCATAGACGTCGCCACAGACGCCGCCATAGACGACGCCACAGACGACGCCACGAACGACGCCACGAACGACGCCACGAACGCCGCCACAGACGACGCCACAGACGACGCCACGAACGACGCCACGAACGCCGCCACAGACGACGCCACACGCGCCGCCATAGACGACGCCACACGCGATACCACAAGCGTCGCCACATACGCCGCCACAAGCGCCGCCACGAGCGACGCAAAGTTTAAGTATGGATTTGACCCCCGATTCCTTTCCGTGATCGAAGGTAAATTCGGGGTTACAGGCTTTGGAGTCGCCTGCGTCTGTTCTGCCGGTAGGTTGTGCCGGGGCGGGAATATGTGGAGCGGGTGGGTGTCGTACCTTTCGTTTTTCCGCCACGTAGTTAAACTCCCGCTCGATTACTCAAAATGGGCGCATTACGAGCGTCTAGCCGAAATTTCAGGGTTTCGATTTATGCACGAAAAGTTTTGTATAGTCTCCGAGTTCCCCATAAAGTTTGAGTACGACGACCGGGGCCGTGGCCACTGCACCACAGGGCCGTATATTCAGTGGGCGGACGGCAGTTGTATTTACCAGATGCACGGCGTGAACATGGAGCCGTGGATGTGTAATAAGGCTCCTGACGAAATCACAAAGGAGGATTTTCTATCGATCAAAAACACGGATCAGCGCCGTGAAGTCATCCTCAAAATCGGGATGGAGCGCCTTGCGAAGATTCTTGGTTACCGGGTTATAGATGAGTACCGGGGATGCAAGCTAATTACGTTTGATCTCGGGGACAAACGGGATCGGCCCTATATGTTAATGACGTGCCCATCTTCTGGTAAAACGTATATTGAGGGCTGTTTGCCTGGAACTATGACGGCGAAGCAGGGCTGGGAATATCAACACGGCGTTGAAGACGCCGATAAAATCGAAATGGTGTGGGAGAGATAATCATGAAAAAGGTTTATAGACATGGTGACGTTATGATTTGGGCGATTGACAAATTGCCGAAAGGGATAGAACCGCATAGGGGGTCTGTGCTCCATAGCGGTGATAATAACAGCCACGACATTATATCAGGCGATGCGTTTATCGGGGAGTCTTCCGGTAAAAAGTTCCTCGTGTGCAAATCCGAGGTTACTTTGGATCATGCCGAACACGGTAAGGGCGTTCTTCCCGAAGGGATTTACGAAATCCGAATCAAACGTGAATATGACCATATGCTTGAAGAGTCGCGGGAAGTTGTGGATTGACATTTTATTCGGTTTGTCATATTAAAAACGAACCGTCCGCAAGCGGTTAAGGAATAATCATTGGGCATAAAAACCCTTTGAGCGCCTTGGATTCTTGCGGGTCCAAGGCGTTTTTATTTTTGGAGCTGCCATGTTAAATCGTCTTGTTAACGCATATTTGAAATTGCCAGAATGCCCAGATTGGAGATGGCTACCGCAGTCACCTAGTGAGTCCATTTTGGTTTGCATTGGAGCCGGTCCGTGGGCTATATCGCGCAGGGAAAAAGTTCAACGCGATGCCATGGAATCCGCCTTTAATGGAAAGGATGATTTTGATATTCGCGAGCTTTCCCCGACTACAACGATCTATCCCCTTGAGTGGCAGAATCGGATGCTCCAAACGCTTATTAAATATCACCGTCGATCTGGATCATCTTTCAACCAGGTGGTTTCTGATCTTCGGATGTGGCCGGATTATCGGCATTCAACCATGATGTTTTTTTCTATGTTCGGCGGGAGACAGTACAAAGTCCTTTGGATGTTTTTGAGAGACTTCATGAATCTCCCTGCGTTCCCAATCGATAGGCATGTCAGAAAGTTCCTACAAGAAAATGAACTGCCGGTTGATCCTATGAAAATGCGTGATCTTTGCATCCAAGCCGGTATTGACGCTTGCGACATGAACCGCCGAATATTTGGTGCGAGAGCATCCAATCCCGATTGGAGAAACTGGAAATGAAATCATACGAGGCTTTTATTGAATCTAAATCATTTGTAACTAAATCTCACGGATTCGAAGCCGAAGATAAAATGTTTTATCTACATGACAGGACAAAGGAGCCGTTTGAGTTTCAACGGGAGGTAGTCAAGTGGGCGCTTCGCCGTGGACGTGCTGCCATCTTTGCTGATACAGGGTTAGGAAAAACGGCCATGCAAATATCCTGGGCGCAAGCGGTCCATTCCTACACAGGAAACAGAGTGTTAATTGTTGCACCACTCTGCGTTGCGCAGCAGACCGTCAAAGAAGCGCACGATTTTGGCGTTACCGTCACATACGTTAGGAAAATGCCGTATGATGAATATGGGAATGTTCCGACTGGGATATTTATCACAAACTATGAAATGCTTGATAAGTTCCCGCTGAAAAACAGCGATGGAGCATGGTTCGATGGGATCGTTCTCGATGAATCGTCAATCCTGAAACATCACACGTCGAAAACAAGAAACGCTCTTATTGAATCGTGCAAGGATATCCCGTATCGACTGGCATGCACCGCTACACCATCCCCTAACGACTTCATGGAGATTGGGAATCATGCGGAGTTTCTGGGCATCATGGGATACACCGAAATGCTTTCGATGTTTTTTGTACACGACGGCGGCGAGACTTCAAAATGGAGACTCAAGGGGCACGGTCGGCGTAAGTTCTTTGAGTGGGTTTCAACATGGGCTGTCATGTTCAAGACTCCCGCCGATATCGGCTTTGAGTCGGACGCTGAAAAATATCTGCTTCCTGAACTTGAAATCAAAGAACACATAATCAAAACGGGATTCAAAACGGAAGGCCAGCTATTCGCCTGTGAAGCATCTGGGATCGTCGAGAAGTCGCAAGCCAAACGTGAGACGCTTGACCCACGAATTGATAAAGTCAGGGATATTCTGGGACAGATAACAGACCGCCCAGTTATTTTGTGGTGTCATCGCAATGACGAACACGACGCGCTTGATAAACTTTCTCCTGACTTTGCGACGGTTCGTGGATCGGATACACCAGAGAACAAGGAATCCGAAGTTATTGATTTTGTCACAGAGAAAAAACGAGGAATCATTAGCAAACCGTCAATCATGGGATTTGGGCTTAACTTTCAGCACTGTAGCGATATGATTTTCACTGGTTTAACGGATTCATTCGAGGAGCTTTATCAAGCGATTCGGCGATGCTATCGGTTCGGACAAAAGCGCAAGGTCACAGTTCATTTGATAACAACCGATATTGAGCAGGGAACGCTTCGCAATCTCAGACGCAAGCAGTCACAGATTGAAGAACTTTCAAATGAGATGGCAAAGGCTATATCGAACTTTACAACCCAGACGATATCACAAGCGAAAAAGGAGAAATCAAAGTATATGTTTGAAGTTAATTCAATTGGAGATAATAAACTATATCTTGGCGATTGCGTGGATGTGGCGCGTGGACTTCCTGATAATTCCATTGATTATTCTATATTCTCGCCTCCCTTTGCTTCGCTCTATGTCTACTCAAATTCAGATAGAGATATGGGGAACGTGAAAGATCAGGATGAGTTTTTTAATCATTTCATCTTTCTTGTGAAAGAACTTTATCGCGTCATCCGTCCCGGCAGGCTTGTTTCATTCCACTGTATGAATTTACCAACTTCGAAAGAACGGGATGGGTATATCGGTATTCGTGATTTTCGCGGGAATCTCATCCGCGCATTTCAGGATTCTGGATTTATCTACCATTCAGAGGTTTGCATTTGGAAAGACCCAGTAACGGCAATGCAGAGAACAAAGGCGCTTGGATTGCTCCATAAGCAGATCCGCAAGGATTCCAGCATGAATCGCATGGGCATCCCTGATTACGTCGTCACAATGAGGAAGCCAGGTGAAAACACAAAACCAATCGCTCACGATGCAAAGGAGTTCCCGGTTGACCTTTGGCAGAAAATTGCGTCACCGATTTGGATGGACATCAACCCATCCAATACACTTAACTATCGCGCTGGACGCGAAAACGATGACGAAAGGCATATATGCCCGTTGCAGCTAGAAGTCATTATCCGATGTTTGGCGCTCTATTCGGCTAAGGGCGATTTAGTGTTTTCGCCATTCATGGGCGTTGGATCTGAGGGCTACTGCGCTGTTAAGCACGGCAGGAACTTCATCGGTTCCGAACTAAAGGCGTCATATTATAAACAGGCCGTCAAGAACATCGAAGATGCGACACGCGACACCATAGACCTATTCTCAATTGTGAAGTGATTATGAACAAATATCACGCAAAGCGGCAAGGTGGTTTTTCATCTAGGCTTGAATATTCCGTTTACCAATTATTGCTCACCCGTGAACGCGCTGGCGAGATTTCCGACATCCGAAAGCAGCACTGCGTCGACCTGACCGCCGCTTGCATTTCGTGGAAGGTTGATTTTTCATTCATCGAAAAGTCAACAGGACTTCGGGTGTGGTGCGAGGCCAAGGGACTTGAAAAATCGGACTACAGAATTAAATTGAAGTTGTGGCGCGTTTATGGCCCCGGCACGCTCGAGATTTGGAAGGGGAGCGCGGCGAGGCCGTTTGTTGCCGAAATAGTAGTCCCGAGGGGGAGTATTGGCGAGTGAAGAACAGAAACGGATCGACTCATCCATGCATAAAATGTGGAAAACCGGCCACTCACGCCAGTGGGCTTTGCACAACATGCCGGGAAGTGAAATGCGTGAAGTGCGGTAAGTTGTTCATTCCCCGAATATCTCGGAATCTCCCTATGTGCTCAGAATGTAGGGGAGATAAAAAAGCGACAGAACGTGTTGACGAACAATATCTAATGTCGTAAAAGACTGAAAACACCGTTAGCCCCGGTGGGATTATAAGCACAAGCGGCGCAAGCTGCACGTACCCCAGTAGGATCAGGGCTAGATTCTACTGGGGTTTTTATTTGGTGCATTATGAAAATGAAGTGTATTGAATCCATCACGCGAAGATTCATCCCAGTAAATGGTGAGACGATTCGGACTTATGCGAAAAAGTACGGCGTTAAATATACTCGTGTTCAAAATACGATGTTCAATCTTCGGCTTGAAAATAAGATCAAGCCACTTGAAGAATATGACGACGTTTATGACCAGGACGAAATGCATGCGATTTTGACTAAAATATTCAAAGAACGTGGAGATCATCGATTGTCGAAAGACAAAGGCGGAAAGCGTCTATTAGAATTTCATGTAAAAATAATGGAGGTATGAAATGGAAAATGAAAATGTCCGAATTGTTGAGATCAACGGTGTAAAGATTGAGGTTGATTTAAGAACTGCGAAAAAGATTGAGAATTACAAGGTCGGTGACAGGGTAAAATTGCTTTTAAAGAAGTACAATGAGTATGTATCATACCCAGGTGTTATCGCTGGATTTGATGAATTCAAGAATCTTCCTACATTGGTAATTGCGTATCTTGAAAATGGTTACAGCGGTAATGGTCTGAATTTCTCGTATGTTAACTCAGAGACAAAGGATACTGAGATTTGTGCCGCAAAGGATTATGAGTTGACTGTTTCAAAGGAATCCGTTCTTGAGTATTTTGACAGAGAGCGGTTTAAAAAAGAGCGGGAGTTGTCCGATTTGTCCGACAAGAGATCGTTTTTTGAGCGAAACTATGCCAGGTATTTTGAAGGTTCACAATGAAGTCGGCTGGAGATGATATTCAGGTTGCTACCCCTGTTGACGTGCCAACACCACGAGAGCGACGGGATGCGTGGGTGAAGTTTGCCTCGGCTGGCGCGGCTGACATTTACGAGAAGAGTCATCTTGCCGACTTGCTACTTGCCGACTTGCTACTTGCCGAGTTTGACAAGCGGTTTCCGCAGCGGGAGGGGTGATGTGGCACTACTTCGAGGAGTCGATCTGTTCTCAGGAATCGGGGCGATGTCGGATGGAATCTCCGAGTGGGTCGATCCCGTCGCCTACTGCGAAATCGATCCGTATGCGAGAGGAATCCTCCTATCCTGACAGTTTCGCAGAGAGATCAGGAGAGCACCATGCTGGGATGATGTTAGAACGCTCAGGTTGCCTGCGGGATTCGCAGACATCATCTACGGAGGGTTCCCATGCACGGACATTTCTACTGCCGGACGCGGTGAAGGCCTTGGTGGAAAGCAAAGCGGTCTTTTCTTCGAGATCGTGCGCATCGTCGATGACGTTCGACCGGCGTTTGTCTTCTTGGAAAACGTCGCAGCAATCCTTGTTCGAGGCGGTCTGCAAGTCATCACCGCGTTTACCGAACGCGGGTATGACTGTAGGTGGTGTCTTGTATCCGCTCGAGATGTCGGAGCGCCGCATAAACGACTCCGATGGTTCCTCCTTGCTTCCGACGCCGACCGTTTGCGGGAACCACAACCGAAAGGGTGCATCACGGAATTCAGGGGATGGGTTGGCGACTGCGTGGAAAAACGGGCGAGTTCTGGATTACTTCCTTGGTCTGATGAAAGCGTCCCGGCTTCCAACCCCTGCAAGCCGGGACGTGAAGGGAGTTGGAACAGAATCAGAGTTGGCGAGAAACTCTCCCCACCTATCCGCGATATGGAAGTTCATGACCTTGAAACCTGCACCCGCGAGCTTTTACGAGTGGATGCAGGGGTTCCGTGTCGGGACCACCGAATTAGAGCCTTGGGCAATACCAACCCGCCGGAAGTCTACAGGGAAGCTTTTAAAAAACTGATCGGAATAGGAGATGAGTGATGCCAGAACAAGCCAATGATATGCAGCGGGAACGGATCATCCAAATTGAAACGCAGTGCAGGGAGTTGGAAGCCGAAAACAAGAAGTTGAAGCAGTTACTTTTCAGGTTAGCAATTGCTGAGTCTATTTACCGGATGACGCACGAACTCCATGGAGAGGGTAGGGAAAAAACCGCACGGGCGTGGGACAGAATGAAGAAGGCAGGGGTGGATGCGTCAGAGTTTCTAGCATTTGGGGAGGTGAATTTATGAATCCAGATATGCAGAAGCGTTTTGATATTGTTCTTTATATTTGGTTGTTTGCAACCTTTATGTCCATCACGCTTCCACTGACCAACATTAGTGATTCTCATTTGAGAAAAAAACAATGGCTCGCAAGTGCAATCTCATTGATCGTTTGGTGCGCCGTGTTCGTGTTGGTTGGGAAGTGAGAATGATATGACAAAATTAACGCCAGTGAGAACAATACGGCTGATGACAGGAATCATCGACCCCAATATTTCCGTTGCCCTTCTTTGCAAGATCAACTTGTTGGCTAGGTGGCTTGACAAAGATCCAAACTTGGATCGCGAATTTTTGCTTGGCGTGTTCCGAGAACACGAAATCGAACTTGATTTGGAGGACAGATGACTCAATCTAAAACATGCTGTGGGACGACGCATTTTTGTCAGACGTGCCAGGAGAAGGACGCGGAAATCAAACGACTAAAAAAGGTAACAAAGGCAGCGGTGCTTTGGTGGATGGGGAAGCGGCCGTTGGAATACAGCTTGAAAGACCACCTAGCAAATCCGAATATTAATTGCTGCTCGAATGATACGGACAGGGAGTTGGCAATTTCGGTTGGTAGGATGGTAGCTGAAGAGAAGGATGATGTGGAATGAGTATTCACGCTGCTACTGTAGAGAAGTATGATCGTCCGAAAACATGCCCTTTGAGGAAGGTGCAACAATGACCGCAATAATCATAAGCACATGCGCGCTTGCGTTGTCGATATGTTCTTTGGTAATTCTGAAATGGGAGTTTAAAATGGATAAACTGAATAAAGAGATTGAAGCCCAGATCGAGGTGCAGGAGTTTAACTTGGGAAAGAGAACTACCAGGAATCTGACATACTGCCCAGATTGTCTTGCAAATGGTGAAGTGGTGAAACTCCAGCATGAGGCGGGATGTGTTCAGTGTCATTGCGGTTTTTCGGCTTGCGGGTAATAAGTAAACGAGATCCCATGGTAGCTCCGTGGGCCAAACGTCAGGTAGGCGTGACAGGCGGGGAGAGTAGCCGCACAATTTTTCTGGAGGACAAATGAAAGAAGTAATTATCGACGGGAAAAAGTATGTTCTGGAGTCTTCAGTACACATTAACAGCGACGGGAAAAAATATCAGATTGTCCGGACATACTCGGCGGGAGTCTTCGCCGGTTATATTGAATCAAGAAACGGGCGAGAGGTCGTTATGCGTAACGCTCGGCGACTCCATACATGGTATGGAGCAGCGTCTTTGTCTGAGCTTGCTACACGGGGAACGAGCAAGCCTAATGAGTGCCTTTTTCCATGTGAGGTAGACCGCGTAGAACTTCTCGAAGTTATCGAGATTCTTGACGTGACTGAGGACGCAAAAAAATCAATCGATGGTGTTCCTGTATGGACGAAGTAAGAGGCTCCGGCTCCGGCCACGGCTCCGGCTCCGGCCACGGCTCCGGCTCCGGCCACGGCTTCGGCCACGGCTCCGGCCACGGCTTCGGCTCCGGCTCCGGCTTCGGCCACGGCTTCGGCGACGGCTTCGGCCACGGCTCCGGCCACGGCTTCGGCCACGGCTTCGGCCACGGCTTCGGCGACGGCTTCGGCCACGGCTTCGGCCACGGCTTCGGCCACGGCTCCGGCGACGGCTTCGGCCACGGCTCCGGCCACGGCTTCGGCCACGGCTTCGGCTCCGGCTAAAACAAAAAGGTGGAAATATGAAAATAAAAAGTCTGATTGGGAAGCTCGAACGCCTGTACAAGAAGGCAGGAAACATTGACGTTAGAATGGCAACGTGCCAAGCAGAGGGCGAAGACGAAAGCTCTAACGAGATCGCTGGTATAATCCGAAATGAAGACTGTAGTGGAAAGATAAAAAGCCTGACAATTGCAGACAAGGAAAACTGTTTATCTTGTGGTTGAAAAATTCGGGGAAACAATAATCTGACTCAACGAAACCGGTGCGTAAATAATAATGGATTAGAAGCACCCCGAACGGCCCCGGGAGGAATTGTCCTTCCGGGGTTGAGTTTTTTTGATGTTTGATATCAACTCGTACCAGGAGGACAAAATGCAATATCTGATTCTGTTGTTTGTTATGATCGCGTCCATATGCTTTGCCGCTGATGACATCCGTGTAACAGGGTATTCAAACAGCTTTAGTTCAACATCGTTTTACGACAATGCAGGGAAGGTTTACCCGGTATTCGTTGCAATGGGAACGGATGGATTGGGAAACCTTGTTCCATTGAGAGGATCTGAGGGAGGGTTGACGAGCGCAGGGGTATCTATGCCGGCATGGTTCACTGTGTCAAATTCGCCGTTGACCGCAAACGGAGTCATAGACATTACGGCCAACAGCCAGGCGTTGAACACGTTTCTTTCTGGACCAGATGGATCAGGAGCAACATCAGCAGAGCCTTCTTTTCGGTCGATTGTGAAAGGGGATCTTTCGTGGTTTGATTCTGCCGTAGCATCGAACTCCACTGTTCAGGCGAAACAGGATTCAGTATCTACGATCAAGCTAGGTACGCTTGACGCTTATTCTCGAAGTCAGGTTTGGAACTACGGAACAGACAGCATTCTACGTCTTGGATCCTTACAAGCAGACGGGGACGCGACTGGAAACATTTCGTCTGAGGGATTCGTAACCTACGGAAAGAACTCGAACGGCGTGATGGACAACACTAATTATGGGTTCGCCAGAATCAAGCCCATGCGGTTTGGACTTTGGAACGCAATATCAGGTGTTTCCGAATATATTTTCAAAGTTGACTCGACAAGCCTATACCTTGCCAACGATTCCTTTGCGAAGACCTTCGAGGTTAGCCGCTCAACCGGGTCGATTGATACATCGATGGGTGCCGGAGTCGTTATGTCTGACTCTTCCGGTGTACTCTCGGCGTCAACATCCGGTGGAATAAGCACGACGACAACCGGTGTAACGATAGCAAACGGGGCGAATTCGACAATCGGTCCAAACGTTACAGTCAACATTGCAACGGCAGACGCATCTAATACCGGACTTCTTTCCTCTACAAACTGGAACCAGTTCAACAACAAACCATCCGGTGGTGGAGGTCTGTACGGACTTGCGTATTGGAGTTCTACGTCCAATCTATCGGCGCTCACTGAATTGAAAATCACGACAACCAATCCCAAGCGGATGACAATGGGTGGTACCGGAACACCTTCGACGCTAAGCAATGTAAAAATCAACTCATATGACACGGTTAATGGTTTTCTTCAGAACAACATTCAGAACCTTAGCACGGGGTCAAGTGCATCAAGCGACTGGGTGGCAACGGCTGACACGGGAACAGACACGACGAACTACGTCGACCTTGGTATCAACGGCAGTGGGTTCAGCGACGCAGCGTGGACCATTTCCGGGGCTTTGGACGCGTATCTTTACAGCCAGTCAACGCATTTGACCGTTGGAACGGCGGCAGCGAAGCAGATCCGCTTTCATACCGGCGGCACTCTTGCTTCAAACGAGCGCATGAGAATTGACGAGACGGGTCATGTCGGAATTGGAACAGGATCAACGGCATTGACGAATGCACTTGAGGTATCCGGTGACGTCTCCGTAAGCGGGAAGGTTTCAGCTGTTTCTGGGGTCGTAATCGGAACAACCGGGGCACAACCGACGTGCTCGGCAACAACACGCGGTATGCAGTGGGTGATTCATGGAGGTACCGGGGTGGCTGACATCTTCCAGGTGTGTCTTAAGGACTCTTCAGACGTTTACGGATGGGTGACTAAATAAATCGCGTAACGCATTTCGTTCTGGGCATCCACACATAACGCGATTGGACCCCTGAGAGAATAGGCTTTCAGGGGTCTTGTTTTTTAAATCGCATGGCGGTAGCGTTTCAACATGGAATTCAAAAACAGAGTTGTGCGTCTAGTCAACATCCCGGTTGAAAACCTTTCTGGTCTTCAAGGAGACCTTATCGATCGATATCGAGTGCTATCCGGAAAGAGTGACGTCTATCGTGTTGATGAAAACGGAAACAAAAAGTTAATGACACCTAGCGCAACGTGATAGGATAGAATCATGGGGAAGAAATCAACGCGCATAGTCGTAAGGCAGAGGATAGCCCACATTTTCGGGATGCTCGTTGATGGGTATAGCCGGAGCGATATAATGCAGTATTGCGCAGAGCACTATGGAATTGCAGAACGCCAAGTTGACACATACATCGAGCACTGCAATGACAAGCTTGAACACATGGAGCGCGGGTCGTATGAGAAGCGATTGAACAAAGCGATTGAGAGAACCACTAGGCTTTATCATCGATGTCTTACTGCAAAGGATCGCCGATCTGCTAACATCGCAAACAAGGAATTGAACGAACTTGAAGGAGTGAAGAACTTCCGTGTTATCCACTCCGGAGACAAGAAAAACCCTGTTTCCGTCCAGGTTGAAGAGTTAACCGGAGATAGACTGATCGAAGAATTGAAGAATCGCGGGCTTCCGACTGATATACTTGAGAAATGAATAGCGCGGACCTGATCGAGAAAAGGGCGATTGAGCAAAGCCGGGAGTCGTTCTGGTCATATCGGCAATTCATGAATCCGAAGATGAAGCGCGGTTGGTTTCAGCGCCGCGTTGCACATGAGCTTCAAAGTTTCCATGATGACCTTGTTTCAGGTCTTAGGCCAAAGTTGGTCATCCAGAGTCCACCTCAGCACGGAAAGACAGAAACGATAGTTGACTTCATTTCATGGGCAGTCGGACATAACCCAGACCTTAGAACCATATATGCGTCATTTTCTGATCGCCTTGGGGTGCGTGCGAATCTTCGTCTACAGAGAATGTTTGACTCACAAAAGTACTCAAAAATCTTTCCGGAAACGAGAATAAATCAATCCAACTCTGTGACACTATCGAATCAGTTTCTTAGGAACAGAGAAATCATTGAGTTCGTAAATCATCATGGTTATTTCAGGAACACAACAGTTCGAGGCTCCATCACAGGTGAAACAATAGACCTTGGGATCATTGACGATCCAATAAAGGGAAGGGCAGAGGCGAACAGTCAGACCGTTCGCGACAGTTCCTGGGATTGGCTGACAGACGATTTTCTGACTCGGTTTTCTGATGATGCCGGACTGCTTTGCATCCTGACACGTTGGCACATTGACGACCCAATCGGTCGACTTATCGCAAGGAAGTTCGGTGTCAAAGTTCTTTCATTCCCCGCAATCGCAACTGAAGACGACGAATACAGGAAAACAGGTGACGCACTTTTCCCTGAGTTGAAGCCGATTGACTTTCTTCTTGAACGAAAGGCCGTGATGAATCCGGCAAACTTCGAGTCGCTGTATCAGCAGAATCCGGTTCCTCCAACAGGTGGAACATTCAAACGGGAATGGTTCAAGTATTGGACTGTCCTTCCTTGTTTTGATGATGTTGTTATATCCGTTGATTGCTCATTCAAGAAAAAAGAGGAGTCATCATTCGTCGCAATTGAGGTTTGGGGGATTCGTGGTCCTGACTCTTATTTCATTGACATGACCAGGGAGCGAATGGGTTACGTTCAGACACGAGAGGCAATCCGTCAAATGGCATATTCGTATGCAGGATATTCTGCAATCCTTATTGAAGACAAGGCAAACGGTCCGGCAATCATCGACGACCTCTCAGAAGAGTTGCGGGGAATCATACCGATTGAGCCGGATGGTTCGAAAGAGGCACGCGCCGAATCCGCTAGCACGGACTATAATGCCGGGAACGTGTTTTTTCCAGACCCTTCAATCAAGTTATGGACAAAGGATGTCGTAGAAGAACACGCTTGCTTTCCAAACTTCCCGACGAACGACACCGTTGATGCCGCCACACAGTTTATTCGCTGGAGAAGAAAACACGGTGGTGGCGTCATAATAGCCGATTGACATAACGTCTTTTTCACGGATACGATTCACACACACAGGGGGGAACGTGGACAAAGAAGAAAAAGAACAGTACAACGCACTGTTGAGAAAGATGATCACAAGAACATGCAGGGTGAAAGGATGCGGACGGGTGTTCAAGTGCCTTCCTGAAAGCAATCAACGCGGTTGTATGTTGTCCCATAGCGTCACGATTCCGAAAACAATCACGTCAAAATACAAGGTGGACATCGAAGAGATAAGGAGGCTGTGGCAGACTGGGATGACAGCAGTAGATGTTGCTAGGCGAGTTGGAATCCCTGTTCACGTTCTTCACTATTACACCCGATACAACGGAATTGATTGGAAGAGGCAACCAGGTGATCGTTATGCCGAGTAAACACAGGAAGCCGTCGGCGATTTACAGGGAAGTAAATCGTCAGTCCGGAGAACTTGCAGACAAGTTCTATAGGTACTATCGAAACCGAATATATGATGATGTTGAAACAGCACGGATCATGGTGATCAGCACAGTCACAGACTTCCTTGTGAATCTCGATAGGATTGATCTCGGAACCGTTTCCGTCCATATTGAAAGTCCGACAAGAAGAATTGAACAAATAATGATTGAGGCCGCTACCAGAGTGTTGAAAAGGTGCGAACAGATGCAGAAGCGTCTTTATTGCATCGGATACTTAGGAGAGAGCTACTTCTATTCGACTATGGGTGAAGAACAGCATAAATCAGAGTCGATAGGCGACGTATCGAAGACGTGGAGTCAAGAGAAGTTCGGAGCAGGGGCCGCACAGCGCGTCTACGTTTCCCTGTACAAGATGATCGCGAAAATCCGTGATGAGATAATAAACTCCGGAATGAACGAGATTGATGTAGGTTCGGCCATATCCAGAGTCAACACCCTGTTCGGAAACATGAAGCGAAAGAGTCGAGAAGCCGGTAAACAGGTATCGTTTTTCGACAACAACGACAATCCGATGATCGGTGTCATGGATCAGGATGAAATCGATTCACTCGTTGATGAGATGAGGCAGGTCAACCAGTGGAACAACCGGCGTCCCAGAATGTGGACAACAGGCGGACAGCGAGGATTCGAGGTAGAGCGCGACATCCGTACCGCCGTCATGCAGGCCGTCAGGTCTGGGAAGATCAACGCCGCTGAAAACCTTGGATATTCGATTGACGACTATGAGTGGGTGGCTGTCATCGACTCAAAGACTTGCGAAGAATGCTGTCTTCCGCGTCATGGTTTGACGATGACAAAGATCAAGCGTAAATTCAAAGATGAAACACCACCCCCTTTACACTTCAATTGCAGGTGTGATCTTACGCCGGTTTCAAAGGAAATTGACGAAATGTTTGGCCAGGCAGTTGAAGATGCTGGTGGTGAAATCGAACTTGGAGGGTTTGAAGAATGGCTAAATCGCGTTGGAATCTGATCAAAGCCCTGTTTGTAAAAAAGGAAAAATACGCTGTTCATGAGGATGGAGACTCGGACAAACCAGGAAGAATCACAGTTTCATCACAACCAGGTGAGACGCACGACACAGAAATATCAATGAGTGACGTGAAAGACCCGTTCGTGCTCTCTGAGCTTTCAGAGCATCCAGTTGAAAAGTTCATGAAATCAGTAATCAAATCACCAGACGCGTTCGACATCTATGCTCAGTTGGTTGAATGCAAGAGGTTCCAAAACGGAAAACTCAAGTACCGCACAAAGGAATACCGCGGGACAAAACAAGTCATCGAGTCTGTTCGCAAGGCGAAAGATGATTATGACATTGCAATAAAAGAATCAGGATTTGACACAGGCGATTCATGGTCATCTTCGATAGGTACCGGTGCGATAGGGCATGACTATATTCAACTAATGGGTGGGCCGTGGTCCAAGCAACTTTACCTGTATGACTATCTCGCCATGCACGCATATTGCTGGTGGCTAAAGAATCACAACGGTCTTGCAAAGTTCTACATCGAACTCATAACTAACTTTGTCCTTGGAGATGGGATACGTGTCACATTCGATGATGAGAAGGTTCAATCGGAGTGGGAAGACTACTGCAACAGGACCGACTGGCAAAACAGGTTCAGGATGGAGTGCGACGAAGCAACGACGTTCGGTGAACTCATGTACCAAAAGTCAGTAATGCAGTCCGGTGACACGATACTCCGGACACGTGATCCATCTACCTGCCTTGAGATCGTGACGAAACCTGAAGACGTGGACTGGGTTCACTTCTACCATTTTCAATTCCCTACCCAGTATCAAATGTTTGCACGGGATGAGATACCCGGTGGCAAGTTCATCATCGAGCAAGTCCCAGCCGACCAGATCATGCACCGGAAGTTGAATGTTGTATCAAACGAGAAGCGTGGCCGATCTGATCTTTTCTCGGCAATGCACGAGTTGAAGCAACTACGCGACTATGTACACGTGAAGGCTCTGCGTGCCTACACAGAAGCAAAGATGGTCTGGGATGTTACTGTTGACGGTGATTCAACAGACGTTAACAATGCTGCGGCAGCTAAGGCACTGCATCAGATGGAACCCGGTGCGACTTTCGCGCACAACAAGAAGGTTGAACTCAAGGCCGTCACTCCATCCGGTATTGGTAGTGGAGCTGATAAGACGTTTGACGCGCTGATGTCCTTGGTTGCAATCGTGTTCGGTGTTCCAATCACATATTTCGGGATAATCTCAGAAGGTGGATCAAGTCCAGCACGGGCAAGCGCGGTCATCACGACAGAACCGGTCGGAAAGAAACTTAAGCGAAGACAAGAGTTCTTCATTCCGATTGCACACAAGAAGGTTGAAGTTTGGAAGGAGTCCAGGGGATTTAAGAACGTCGGTCACAAAATCACGATGCCTGAACTCCAACTCGATGAGCGCAGCGCAAAAATCAAGGATCTTGTTATTGCTTATCAGCAGGGCGCTCTGACAGACGAACAGCTTTGCACAAATATGGCTACCGAACTCCGGATAAGGGATTACAACTATGAAGAAGTCCGGAAGGAAACAGAACAGAGAAAGCATGACCAAGAGCATGAAATGGAAGTTCAAAACAACCCGATGTCTGCACGCGGTGTTGACCGGGGGAAAGTGAAGGATCAGAACCGATGAAGGACTATTCCAAGGAGCGTGCTGATTATTTCGGCCGCATGGCAAAGCTTAAGAAACAACTGGACAATGAGTTCACATATATGGATGCCATGAATTGCAGCTTGCCGAACCACAAGAAGCGGTACATAGAGTGCAACGGGCGACGGTTTGACAATCCAGAACAGTTTGAACGATACTTGATTAACGAGGGAATAAATCCCGACTGCGTTAAATCAATGACAAACATTGTACCAAACCAAGCCGGAACAATTGACATCGTGTTCCGATTCAAGATCGAGGGCGCTGCATGAAAACTATCCGATTGAATCTCAGAGAAGCAAAGGTCAACCAGGACAAGAGAGAGATCGAAAACGTGATCATGCTCGAAGAGGGTCTTGGAAACCTGATTGATTTCAACTTCTATACGGCTGGTTGCATCCGCGCATCCGCAGCGAGATTCAACGGCGTCAAGGCGAACGCCGACCACAAGACTCTCACTCAGGAAGAAAACCAACCCGAGCGATCAGTCAAGGATGTTGTCGGGTACTGGAAAAACTGCCGTGCGGTTGAAACCGGTGGCCGTGGACGTCTTGCCGGAACTCTTAAAATCAACGATGGTCCCTCATTTCAATGGGCATGGGATATGGTCCAGAACGCGGTTGAGTTCATCAAGGAGTTTCCGGATAAGGAACTCTATGCGATATCAATTTACGGAGGAGGTGACGGCAAACAGTCAAGTATTGACGAAGTTTTGAAAACGGTTTCTAATCCAGAAGTAAAGGCGAAGTTGCAGGAGGCGGCAAAGCTGACTGAAACGGTGAACGTCGTTGAAGAACTTCACCCGGAAAGCGCAGATATAGTCACCCAGGCAGGTGCCGGTGGCGGGTTCAAACAACTCATAGAGTCCATTCGTGGCTCTTTGAAATCGAAAGGGAGGAAAGCTATGCATGAAAGTTTTTTGAAAGCCCACGAGAAAATGAAACAGGGCAAGATGAAAGAGGCTGAAGAGATCATGGACGCCATGAAGGACAAGCTGGACAAAGAAGAGGGACAGCTACAGATCACCCATGGTGAGTCAGAGGAAGCGAAGAAAAAGCGCGAAGCTGAGGAAGCCGAAGAGAAGGCGAAAAAGGAATCCGAAGAGAAGAAGGAAACCGAAGAAAAGGCAAAACGCGAAGCCGCAGCCCGTTCAAAGGGTGAGTCCGATGCTCTTATTGAGATCCGCGAATCCCTACGATCGATCAGCAAGGAGAATGGCGAACTCAAGAAACAGTTGAACGCTCTGAAGTCCGGTGATGCGATTGACACCGTGATTCGTTCGTTTGGCCTTGAGGAAAGCGCAGAAGACCTTCGACCAATCCTCCGTGAGTGTTCCAGCGAGAAGCACATGCGGACGATTTGTGAACGCGAAAAGAAACTCCGGACAATCCCCGGTTTCAACCCGGCCCGTGAAGCCGGTAACGGATCGAGTCGGGTTCAGGATATGACCTCGACTTTCGATCAGAGCGAATAAGGAGGGACCATGTATAATAAAAATGCAAAGCGTGTTCGTGGTTTCTTTCATGGCGATTTGAAGGTTGATTCTGCAAACTACCCGATTGTGCAGGGTGAAATGGTAAAATGGGACGCGTCGAGTCATATCGCAGTTCCAGTCAGTGCCGCCGACGTTGCAACGAATCTTCTTGGCGTTTCGTCTGACTGCGTTCCCGCACGCGGAAATGTGAAGAACGATACGACAAGCCTACCCGAGCAGATCAACGCTGAGTTCAACGACATTTTCGAGATGGACGGTACTGTGAATGACGTGCTCTATGACTTCGATGAAGTCTATGTTGGCGCGAATTCCACGACTGTCAAAAAAACTCAGGGTGGAACTGGTCAGGGTGAAACACCACAGAAGGCCGTTGGATACGTCCGATTGCCTTCCGGAACTGCTTCGCTCACAGTCGCTGCTTCAACCAAAGTGCCGGTTTTCATGTACAGCCGCATGAATAACCTGGTCGGATAAGGGGGAAATAAAAATGATTCAGAACGAGAGAAACAGAATTCTCAAAGAGTCGATGCAGAAAAAGTACGTCGACCGGATCAAGAAAAGTCTTCGCGAATCCTACGGGATCGACCTTGACGCTAAGGGAAGGAACGGGAATCCGATTTTCAATTTCAACGATCCTCTCTTCAGCTTCAAGCGTATGCGAGAAAATGCAGTGAATGCTTCGTTCCGCCTGAAGGAACGCAACACGGCTTCAACGCTCGGCGCTCTTACGCGTGCCGGTGTGCTCAACATTGCGAACGACAAGTACCTTCTTCACCCGACTCTGTACGACAAAATCATGGAATTCACGACCTCGAACAAACTTGCGGAGTTCTATTCCCCACTTCACCGGGCTACGAACATTCGCCGCGTTGCTCCTGGTGACAAATTCCCTGAAGTCAGTGTCGAGGGTCTGGATGTCATGATCGAAAACGGGAAGTTCGGGGCGATGTTCTCCGTTACCCGTGAAATGATCGACGATGACCAGACTTCCCAGATCCAGAAGAAAGCCGGAGAACTTGGAGAGAATGCCGCGCTGTATCTGGATTACTACGCTCTTACCCGGTTCCTGGGTAAGTCTGGAGTTGTCTACGGTGATGCTGTTTCGATGTCGAAAACATATCCAGGTGGTGTGTTCAAAACAGCGTTGACAGGTGGTGGCCGTAACCGTCCAGACACGTTCGTGCGATTCAGCGAGTCCGCACTTGAATCCGCTTTCCAAATGGCTCTTGCTCAGAAGGACTTGCAGGGAAATCCGATTGCGATCACTGCTGACGCGTTGATTGTATCAAAGACGGACATCCATGCCGCACGAGTGATGACAGAATCCGACCTGTGGCCTTCTGCACAGGGTAGCAAGGCCGCTGGAGTTCCCGGCGGAATGGCTTCCAAGAACCCGTACAAAGGGATCTACGAAGTAGACTTCAGCGTTTTTGTTCCCGACTATGCTTGGCAGGTCGGCAAGAAGGGAGCGGGTATCGTGTTCCAGCAGCGCGATCCGCTCGAAGTTACTCAGGAGGCACCGAATTCAGGTGATGCCTTTGAGGTTGACGCCTACCGTCACCGAGTTCGTACCCGTTTCGAGTGCGACTGGATCGACCCTCGTTTCTGGATCCAGATGAACGATGGAACGGTTACTTCGTAGGCCGTGATTTGTTGAAATGAAAGGGCCGGGGTGGAAGAAATTCTATCCCGGCTTTTTTCGTGTTACGCTTTGAACAAAGGAGATCGAATCATGTTGAAAAGAACCCACCTGAATCTTGTGCATCGCGCCCATATCGCACACGCGGTATTGAACGCAGAGGCGTTCACTGCTGGAACCCATTACTCTAGACACATTGAGTCACAGGCTGCTCAGACGCTCGATATATTCCCCTACGTATCAGGAATCGACGAATCAAACACGTGCAAGATACAGGTCCAGACACTCAACCCTGCATGTTCGGTAGGTGACTTCTCATCTGAAGTTGAAAGTGACCTTGTGTGGCATGATGTCGGAACAGAGATCACTTTGGTAAACGGAACAAATCCGATTTCGCATCTGACGGGTGTCGGGTACCGATGCCGCCTGAAACTGACGGTTGTCGGATCGGTAACCCTCACAGTTGGAGCGGTGTCGAAGTCATGAGCAGGAATCATTTTCAGAATAGCAATAAGCCTGTTGTCGCAAGTGGAAAGGGCTCTTCTCTGAGTCCTGATGTTGAGACTCGATCGCAGGAACAGGACCGGGAAGAACTCGAAGAGAAGAAACCGAAAAAAACCGGTCAATCTGAACTTGAAAAGGCTCTGGATGATCCGGGTCCGTATGTCCGTGGTCCCAACTTCCCTTGGGCATTCCTGAACGGAAGGAAGGTGAACTTTTCAAGGCAGTACATCGGTTCTGGAATAATCTTTGACATCATCCCAAGAAAGGCGAATCAGGACGACGTAAAAGCCCGTAAACAGCTTTGCAAGAAGAATGGTCACAAGTACACCTACCAGGACGCAACGATGAGCCTGGGGGAAGTCATCGCGTTCTTGGAGGAATAATCATGTCATGGACAACTTCGGTTTCTGATCTTCGAATGTTCTTGGGTGACACGTCCGACAACAAACGGTTTCGACATCAGGCGTTACTTGGAACAGTTGACGGAACGAATAAGGCTTTCTATGTTTTCAACGTCCGTCTTGTCGAGGATCCAGAACCGAAGTTCCATGTGAAAACCGAAGTCGGAACGTCAGACGTTGATGGAGCGATCACCGACCCGTTGGCTGGGGAAGTCGAACTCGACGAAGCACCAGAAGTCGGATCAATTCCCGAGATCTCCGGAGCGTTCTTTTTCTGGACAGACGAAGAATTGACCGCTTTCCTGCGGTTCGGATGCGCCGAAACTCTTGGGCTGACAGACACATCATCAATACCGGTCGGACTTCAGGTGGCGGTTCTCTATGCTGCTGCGTCGAAGGCTTACAACGCGCTGTCAACCAGGTTCACAGAAAGCCGGTCTTCACAGTTCCACTTGACAGAAAGACAAGAAGACGGTGACTCAGTGGACAAGTTCATGAAGCTGTCCGAGCGGTACGCAAAAGAGGCGATCACAAAGCGTGACGAATACTACACCAGGCAGGGACGTAACAACGAACCTGCTATGTCGATCATCAGCGAACCGAAACGGTCATTCATTCCCAGGCGATGAGAGTATCATTTGGGAAGATAGAATCGAACGTCATCGAGAAGATGCTTCCAGCATTGCCGCTCAAAACTATCCAGAATTTTCTTCACAATGAATTTCTCGATGTTGAAAAGCAGATATTCTCAACTGAGGGTGAGGCATGGGGTATCGGAGGTTGGGCCGACTACAAGAACAAATCGTACAAGGAATGGAAGGCGCGAAAGTACCCGGGTAAAACCAAGTTGGTCATATCTGGCAAACTTGCGAAAGCCGCATTCGAAGGGAAACGGGCAAAGGGTAGTTTCTTTGTCAATTCTGGCGCTGAGTCATGGATGGGCGTGCAGGATGAGTTCGTTCCATATGCGAAGTACCATCAGACAGGTACCGAGAACATGGAAGCAAGGACGTTCATACGCGTTACTCCTGAGCTTATCCACCGAATGACGATGGTGATGTCATCACTCATTGGACAATTCGCAAAGAAGAAAGGGAAGCTTTTATGAGCGTTATGGGAGGAACAGAGTACACCGTAGAGAAAATCATCGACTTCTTGAGAACGTCGGTTGATGTCGGTGGTCCTTCAAGGCTGAATGCCAAACTCAAGGAGTACGCCGACGGAAGGCCGAACGTGTGCAGCATGTCACCAGTGTTCAAGTTCTATAGGTCGGATCAGAACAGCCCGATTGAGCCACCTGCGGTTTTTGTCATACCAATCGGTAGCAAGACACATCGTGAAAACTCCGGAAACATGATGTGGTTCACCGATGTCATCGATCTGCGCGTTGTGATTCAGGACATTAAAGAAGTGAACATGACGCGATCAATACTTCGATACGCTGACGCGCTGATACACCTGCTTCACTTGGAGCAGTTGACCGAAGATGCAATCACAATTATCATCAAATGCATAAGCACAGAGTTCTCACCGCTTCTCGTACCGACGGATTCAAAAGAAAGAGGGTTTAGACGGGAAGCATCAATCAGACTTGAAGTCGAACGGTATGAAAGACTCAACTAATAAAGGGAGGATTTGAAAATGGGAAAGACCTACGTAGGAACACCTGGAAACGTAAAACTAACGCCGTGCAAAGTGAAGTTCAACGGGGTGAATGTCGGGTTCACTTCTGGCGGTGTATCCGTGAAAGCGAAGGAAGAATTCTCTGACATAACCGTTGACCAGTTGGCCAAGACGATCATCGACAAAATAAACGTGGGGAAGACATTCAGCATCAAGGTTCCGCTCACTGAGTTGACCGTTGAAAACATTAAGGTTGCCTTCCCTATGTCACAGGTCGTCACTGAAGGGGCAAAGAAAGTCGTAATCTTCGGAACGAACGTGGGTGACAGCCTTCTCGCGAAAGCCGCATTGCTCAATCTTCACCCTCAAAACCTTGACGACACTGATCTTTCCGGAGATTGGACCGCGTGGCTTGCTGCGGCAACTGGCGAATCTGAAATCACTTACGGTCCAGAAAAGCAGATCGTTATCGAAGTGAATTTCGTTCTGTTCCCGGATCTGTCGAAACCGGCTAATCAGCATTTCTGTGTATATGGAGACCCGAGCGTTGGAGTAACTGATGCTGATGCCGGCACTCCTGTCCGTACCGGAACTGGTAACGGTACGATGGGTTCGATCGTCATAAGCAATGAATTCACGAAGAGCGAAACATGGACGGCGACGTGCATCAAGAAGGTTACTGGTGGCGGTCTGTTCTCTGTATCAGGATCCGTTACTGGATCACGCGGAGTCGCAACGGTTGGCACGGCGTTCAAGTCGAACACACTTGAGCCTACAAAGTCGGAAATCGGGTTCACCATTTCCGCAGGTGCGACGGACTTTGAAGAGGGTGACGTTTTCACCGTGGCAACGACAGCGGCATACATTGGTTGACCTGGGCGCGGAGTAATCCGCGAGTTCATGGAGGGACGGGGGGCTTGTCCGGAAAATGGCAAGCCCCTTGTTTTTTTTCAGAAGGCATGATTCGATGAATGTATGAAGAAAATCAATCTGGACAACATTGCAAACATCGTGGCTGAAGTGGAGTTCGAGGGTAAGGTTTACACCTTCAATCAGCTTGAACTAGGAACGTATGCCGACATTTTGAACAAGCGTCCGGACGGATCAGACTTCAGTAAAATACTTCCATGGGCTGAAAAAATGATTCTTGCTTCATGCCCGGAGTTCAATACCAAGTCGATAGAGAAACTCACAGTGCAGAAGATTTTTGCCTTGTGGGATGTCATATTCAAGCTGACAAATGGTTTTTCAGAGGATGAAAAAAAAACTTAGAAGGACCAGAAGTAGCAGAACTTGATCTCGAAATTGCGATATTCACTGTTTGCGAGTTCTACGGTTGGACTGATGAACACGTTCTACGCATGAAGGTTCGCAGGTTCTATGCCGCTTATCACGCAATGGATGCGATCCAATGCCACAAGTCACTTGTACATGCGGCTGTTCTCTGTATCCCGCACTATCCCGCAGATGAAATAAAGGACAGAATCGCCCAGTATCGACAAGGGACCAGATCCGTTTTAAAATACAAAGAGTCAGACAATGAAATCAGTACAAAAGAATTTGCTCAAATTTTCGGGGGTGGTTGAGTGGAAGAAGAAAACACCGTCCTTCTCAGAATAAAGCTAGACGACAGTGGATATAGTACGACGCTAAAGGGTGTCAGTTCGTCTACCGGAAAGTTTTTTGATTCCGTTTCTAACGGTGCCGAGTCGTCAACACCTCATTTCAGTCACCTTGCAATTGGGTTCATTGGAGTTAACCAGGCGATTGAACTCGGTGAAAAGGCAGTAGAGGCGTTTAAACACGGACTTGAAACCATCGAAGAAAATTCACGAGTGAAAAACATCGGCGTTTCATTCGATCAACTAACAAAATCGATTGGCGTTTCCGGTGAATCAATGCTTACGGCAATGACAGCCGCAGCAGACGGGTCGACATCGAGACTCGAAAGCATGAGACTTGCCGCATACGCTCTTCAGAATAATGTTAAGGCTGATCTTGTCCCGCAGATCATGAAGGCGTCAGATGCTCTTGAACAGATGGGGATTTCTGGGAAGTCATCCGAACAGATTTTCCAGCAGATCACAAGAGCCGTTAGCACAGGGGCATTCAGGAGTTTGAAAGACCTTGGCGTTGTCATCAAGGACACCGGGGATAGAACAGAAAATCTGAATCAGGTTCTAGCCCAGATCGAGGGAAAGTACAAATCAGTTGAAGGTAAACTGGACGGAACAGGACAGGCTGTCAAGCGGTTGCAAAATGTCTGGACTGATTTTTTCGACCAGATGCGCATACGTTCTCTTCCGACACTTGAAAAGCTTATCAACATGCTGACACAAGCTTCTGTTTCAACATTGACGTTCCTTGGATTGATGAAGGAAACGCCGACGATGAAACTAACGAATGTCGAATCAGAAATAAAATTGGTTCGCGACTCAATTGCTAAACTCAAGAAGGATCGGGAGGACCTGTCAAAGGGCAGCGAAGAGTCGTTCATGCCTAAAATGACATTCGGTGCTGGTATGGGTGGCGGGTTTGCCGCCGCGCAGAGTGCCGCCGTTTCCGGAAAACAGAAGGTCGTTGAAATTGATAAGCAGCTTGAAGAAGCAGAGAAGCGGTTGATTGAACTCGAAACCCAGAAGGGAGCAGTTGCTTCTGAAGTAGCGGCAAAGACTACATCACTTCGACAGAACACCCAGATTGAAATAATGGGTGAGAAAGCCATGAAGGAGTTCCAGGCACAGGCAGAACTTCAGGCGCTCTATCTTTACACCGAAGAAGATGAACGTGCTCGGGAGGCTTCTTTCTCAAAAAGAAAAGCCATGCTCATGACAGAGTTGAGCGAAGAAACTGCCCAGACAGCAACACAGCACTCTCAGGGATTGATAAGCGCAGAAGAGTACAAAAACAGAATCGTCGACATCGAGCAGCGAAAGGTTATTGCAATCGAACAGCTTGAACGTGACAGGGTTCAGGCCGAGCGTAACCAGCTACTTAGCAGCTATACCAACTGGAACGGGTTCGCAAACAGCGTAACCGTTGCAATGAAACAGAAGCTTGCATCGGTTCAAAGCGCAGGGACAGTTGTCGTAAACGGACTTGCGGGTGCATTCACCGGATTTTTCGAGGACCTTGGAGCAGGAGCGGACAACGCAGCTGGAAAACTCGGCAAGGCTCTTTTGTCGATGCTCGGTGATTTGGCAATCCAGTTCGGGACGTTCATGGTTCTGTCCGGAGCGTTCCCGCCGCTTGGTCCAAATCCTGGAATGATTGCAGCAGGTGTAGGGCTTATGGCTCTCGGTGGACTCGTAAAGGGACTTTCTAGCAGACTAGGAGGGTCGTCGTCTGGATCCTCTTCAGGATCAAGCGGGTCGTCTTCGGGTGGATCAGAACAGACATCAAGCGGGTCGTCTTCAAGCAGCGCATCGACTTCAGTATCTGCGGAGAAGGTCCAAACGAAGAGTGCAACAATCGTTGTCCAGGGTGACTACTTGGAAACAGGAGAAACTGCGGCCAGGCTTGCACAGATCATCCGGAACAACTCAGACGTTACCGGGTTCAACATGGTTGGAATGACCGGGCAGGTGGCATAATGGCGCTAACATCGAAAACTCTTATCTTGTTCGGCATCGAGGTTGATCAATATCACACTGCGATTGACTTCAAGGCCGTATCCGGAGGTCCGGAACTTAAAGCAAGTATTAGGCAGGGATATTATTCTTTAACGTCCCTCATGTCTGAGATTTCAAGAGCAATGCAGGAGGTTGACGAAGACAATGAATACACAGTCACAGCAGATAGAACAATCGGCGGTGGACTCTACAACCGAGTCACGATCGCAAGTTCAGGAGTGTTCCTATCGATCCTATTCGCATCTGGTTCGAGAGCCGGGAACTCCATTGCCGGCGTCATCGGATTCACGGCAACGGACAAAACTGGGTCAGTTTCGTATCAGGGAAGCGCATCAACGGGAACCGCATACGTACCAGAGCGAATCGGATATAACTACCGTGGACCAGACGACCTAGTGAAACAGGACGGCGTAAGAACCGTTTCCGCATCCGGAGTCAAAGAGGCAATTGTTTTCGGCGTTCAACAGTTCGTCGAAATCCAGTTCAAATATTGTCGTACAAAAACACTTCTGCAATCATGGATGAAGTGGGCAACGCAGCAGAAAAAGTTTGAAATAACTCCGGAGATAACAAACCCGGAAATATTCTACAACGTGACTCTCGACAAGACTCCGGCTGATTCAAACGGAATGGCGTTTGAACTTTCTGAAATGCTCGGTCTTGGTTTGCCGAATCACTGGGATACTGGTCTGTTGCGAATGCGAGTAGTCAAATCTATATCGGGGGTGTGATGTGGCAATATCGAACGGTCAACCAGTTGATGCAGAAACGGACAATGCTGGATTCATGGACAAGAACGCCGACACGTTCACAACTGGCGTTGTGTCTTTGCAGAACACGGATTCTGGAAGTGGACCAGAAGTTGAAAACACCCAGAAAGAAATAAACGGACAGAATTCATTCACCGGTAGGGAAGCTGACTCCGATTTCGATGCAACTCCGGTATGGGAAAACGACGATGTTGGAGACCCTACAGACAGCCTGAAAGACAGAAGCGAAGCGTTGACTGCTCAGTTTAACACGACAAATGGTCACAATCATGACGGTGAAGATTCTCCAAACATTCCATACGAAAACATTGAAGGAGTTCAGCTTGTACTTTCCTACTCGAAGATTGCCAATCAATCGGCAATCGGTGAATCGATCGACATTTCATCAGTCCTATCCGGACAGGCCGTTTCATCTGGGTCAACTTCACGCGGCGTAATCGTTACAGACCCATATAACAAAGCAATCCTGTCTGATGAATTTGGGAAAATAATCCAGGATGAATCCGGTAACGAAGTATATGGACGGGTCACGAACTCAGGCGGGATAGTAGGGACTTGGACGCTATCGTTTTTCAGCATGGTTAATGGCGTACAGACTGCCTATTCGTTCGAGGATTCAACGACGATCAAGGTGATATACCCAAGGCTCTACTCAGAGTCCGATCGACCCGTATATGAAAACGTGGTGAGTCGGGAGATGGAGCGCGGAGGTGGTGGATCAGGATCCGGGTCGGGTGGAGGCACTTCTCTATCGTGGAGAAACGACGGAGACGCTACGGCAGAAGAAGAAACGCTTTTCGGACTTCGCGCATTCTACCTGACAAAAGGTGCTGGACAAAAGGTGACTGCATCTTTCCGTGTACCGTCAACATACAAGGCAGGAAAGCCGATTTCGGCTATGTTTGGGATAACTGGAGACACAACAACCGGTGATGTGGCCTTATCATCAACGACACGGTGCATTCGTTCAGGTGAGAGCGTGGGCGATACAACACACGAAAACTCATCGCTTGTAGCTGCAACTATTTCAAACATCGGCGCGTTCATGCCGGTTGTGATCGCTCTGTCCGATTCAAGCGGAGCAATCGGAGGCCGGTCCGTCTCTCCGGGTGATCTTCTCATCGCTGAAATAACGACGGATGATGCCAATTTTACAAACTCCGGAAGGTGCGCGATAATTCCGGATACCACGGAGGTTACGACGATATGAAAAAGATTATTCTCAATCTATTGGGGTTTCTCGTTCTTTGTTTTTCGTTCTGCGTGTTCGTTTTCATAATTGCGAATCAGGATCTACACGCTGGATCGCTAACAGATGCAGATACGGCGGCTATCGGAATTGAAAACGTGATGAAAGACCCCGGAGGGGAACTTGGAGTTTCACCTTTCTGGGTTTGCGAATCTGGAGCTACGGCTACAAAATACACAACGTTGAAACGGACAGGAAAGGCTTCAATCAAAGTATCTTCAACGACACCCGGAGCTAAGTGCTACACGTCGTTCACAAGTAAATCGGACAATAACGAGGTGTCCGGATGGTACGACACAACGTCAACGAATGCCGAAATCCACGTTTCTGATGGATCAGGAGCTACGCTGTCGAATCCGTTCACCCCTCCTGCTCCTTCTTCACACACGTTCATGTCCGAGTTGAAATCGACACTTCTGACTTTCATCGGTAAAGGATCGGGTCGTCTATATGTGATTCCGGACAAGTCGTCGACGAACTCCGTTGTGCTCGATGACGTGTACATCGGCGCAAACCGAAACGTAGGAACACAGCAGCAAATGACGGATTGGATTCCGTATACGCCGACTGTCACGGGGCATGGGACGATTTCCTCCGTAGATGTTCTGTACAGGGTAGTTGGACAGGCTCTTGAAATAATCGGGACTTACACGAGTGGAACTGTCAGTGCGACGGCGCATTCAATAAGCCTTCCATCCGGGTACGTTGCAAACATCGCCACAGGGAAGCTTGTAGGCCGGATTACTTGGAACGTATCACCTTCGGCTGTTAATAATGAAGTCGGGATATGCGTAAACACGAATGACAAGTCGATAATGTTTGCATGTAACGAGGGTGTTGGCGGGTCTTTGAACAATCTGGTACCGGTCAACGGTGACACAAGCGGTAGCTCATTCGTTCACGGATTCCGCGCGTTAATCCCGATATCAAATGGCCTTCAATCGACGGTGACGGTTGGGTCGGAAAGTGCGACATGGAGCGGGTCACTCGATCAGGATTGCACGTGGTCTAGGTCATCCGCAACCTTTGGTGACCCGTCAACGGACACAAGCTGCACGCTAATCACCAGAAAGGGGTCTGGACTTACTGGCGTTACCGTTTATGGAGGCGCAAACACTCTACCGGGAATTACGTGGACGCCACTGTCAACGGAAAGGTATTTGGTTTCGTCCCGAGTCGCCGTTAGTAGTTCAGCCTCTGCACAGCATGTGTATGGGAGAATGGTAGACCAGAATGGCGATGTTGTGTGTTACGCGGATAACGTCGTTACAAATTCTGGTGCCCGACCAATAGACCTACATTGCAACGGACTTGTTGATGGGTCACCGGGGATACCGGCGAGTTTCCGATGGCAGTTCAAAGGAGCCGGTGACACAATAGATATCGCTTCTGCGATTCCGGTTGTCGATTTCACGGTAACGAAGATAACCCAGTCAGTTCCACAGCCGATCATCACGAATAGCGTTAGCACTGGGGGTACGTCGAATAACGCCCGCGCCCACTTTGGTCAGTTGCACTTCGACGGGGGAGCGTGGTCTACCGGTTGTACCTCGTCTCCATGTCGTGTCGTCGAGTCAACCGATACGGGCGTTTCTGTAACGCGAGTGAGTAGTGGTGTATATGATCTAAATGTTCCATCTGGGGTGTGCTCTGGTAAAATAATCGCCGTTCCAGTTGTGATAGATCAGGCAACTTCTGGAGAGTGCCTTGCGGCAATAGCAGAACCGTCGGCAACTGTTGCCAGAATTAATTGCGTCGGACCGGGAGGCGTTGGTGCTTCAGACAACCGAGCAAACGTCCATTGGAGTTGTCTGAAATGACATTTCCCACCATCTCCGAAATGAAGCGCCTTCTGTTCATGGCTGCGTATGCGGAGTGCTGCGGGAACCGGAAGCAGATGGCGAAGATACTCGGTCTACATATTCGTTCGGTGCGGAACATGATTCATAAGTATGGGCTTCCAACGCTTCGCGCTCCTGTTGGCGGTTCTGGAAAGAAGGTTTGAATCAAATGAGCACAGCGAAAAAAGTTATCACGTATTCACTAGTTGCAACTGTAATAACGACCGTGACGATAACGGTAGCATCTGTTTCGTGGGTACGAGGTGAGGCAAAGGAAGCTGCACAGAATGAAACTAGACCGCTTGCCGTTGAAATAAGGGCGCTGAGTGAAAACGTGAAGACACTATCCGATTCCGTCCATGATCTATCAAAAACATCACGCAGGGAGTGCGAATGATCCCCGCTCCGCAGAAGTACCAGAGTTTCAATAATCAGTCCGTAAAGTTTCCATCATACGTGATGGTCATTGATGGGTATGAGTTCATACTTGGAACAACGGAGATAGGAACAAAGCTTCTGTACGGTGACAACGTGAAATATGGGCAGAGCTTCATCTATGGAGGAATAAGACCGATAGAGAAACAGCTTCCAATTTTCGATCTTCAAAATTCAACGAACAAAATAAATCAGGTTCACGAGCAGGAGCAGGGAAAAGCAACGATATCAACTTTGCAGATCTGTGTCATCGACTACCTTGGAGAGATGACTAAACTTATTTCACCAGGAGTCATAATTGATGATGTCATGGGGAAAACGGTTGAATTCTGGGGTGGGTTCTCTGAAATCTCTTTTCCTCATGAATATGTGAAGCTGTTCCGTGGGTACATAACGAACGTCCGTGCAAAGCCTTGTCAGGTTATTTTCGATCTTTCAGACCCTTCCGGTAAGCAGAGGACGCAGTGCTTCGTGTGCCGGTCATCGAAGCTTGGTGCCGAAATTAACTCATCAGAAACAATGATCCCAATTGTTTCAACCGCTGGATTCTTTGAGTCGATAGCGAATGCGATTGGAGTTACTGACGCAACGGTTAAGCTCGGAGTAAGAATTGGGGATGAATTCATTCAGTATACCGGGATTTCCGGGAACAGTCTCACGGGTTGCACCAGGGCAGCTTTTCAAAATTATGGAGGTGTGAAGAACGTAGCGTCTTCACATGACTCAGGTGAAGAGGTTGTGAATTGCATTGTTATCGAAGACCTAGCAATAAACATTGCGTTGAAAACAATGCTGTCCGGACTTGGGACGTGGTGGAAAGAAACAATAGAGATACAGCACATTGGACTAACTGGTCTTGTAAGTCCGAACCGAATTGATAACTCGATCAGGTTGAAAAAATCAGTTGATTCATACGGTATTGTTGTGGGTGACTTTGTGAAGGTTTCAACAATTGGCCAGGTATTCACTGTTGAGGAAATCTACGACGAAAACACAATCATCGTGAGTCCACACGGAATTCTTGTTGATTCTCTTGAAACAGACGCGCTACTTTCGCACCGCTCTAAATACGACACATACCCGGTGAATGTCGGACTTGGAATGACTCCGGATGATGTTGATATTGCAAGGTTTGAATACTGGCGTGATTCTTTTCTGGGTTCTCAGGTTATGGGTTTCTGCATCGACGAAACAGAAAACGACGGGAAAACATTTATTGAAAAAGAATTGCTTCTACCAATATGTGCTTACTCTCTGACTCGATCCGGACGCAGAAGCATGGGATTGACTCACCCTCCGCTTGCAGTCGATACGCTTGACGTGATCGATGACGATGCAATAGTTGACCCTCAAAACATAGAGGTTAACAGAGGATTCAACAACCGGAGATTCTTCAACGAGATTTTCTACAAGTACGATCATATTCGTGGGGATTTCACCTCGATGTACTACCGTGATGATTCTGAGTCTATTTCAAGGTTCGGAGCGTCTCAGGTTAAGACCCTTCCAATTTCGTCAAGAGGGTTCAGAACTCACCTTGGAGGCCCTGCGCTTGTAGCTGCAAGAGCGTACCGATTCCTGCAGCGGTATAGATTCGGATGCGAGGAAATCTCGCTTTCTGTTTCATGGGGCCGGGGACATCTTCACGAGGCTGGTGATATTGTTGTTCTGAACGACACCGGACACCTGCTGATACCGAACACTGACGACGGAACACGACAAATAAAAAACCGTCCTATGGAGATCCTTGAAAGAAATGTTGGAGTTCGTGATGCAAAGGTCCAGTTGAAGTTGCTATCGAAATCTGGGTTCGAGTTGACGGACAGATACGCGGTGATCTCACCATCATCTGTTATAAGATATGTCGGGTCCGACTACATTGACATCGATCCATCATTCGGTAAAAAATATTCTGATTTTGAATACAAGAAGTGGAATAAGCTTCTCGGATACAGGATACGGGTATTCTCTATAGACTACTCGCGAGATTCCATCGTTTTTTTGAAGTCTCAGGATGAAACCAGGAAGGAAAGGTTCTACGTTACCGGGACGCTTGATGCTGAACCTGGAGATATTGTCAGGCTTGCTCCGTATTATGACGCCGACAGGGATCAGGAGACGTTATCGAAAAACGTCTACTTCTATGTCAACCCGACTCTGAAAGTCGTTTCTGGGTCATCCATGAGCGTTTTCGAGGTAGACGACGCTTCTGGCTTGATTCCGGGATCCGTTGTCATGGTGCGATCACTGGACTGGAATACCGAGTCAGTAGAATCAAAGGTGTCAACTATTGTTGGGAACGTCGTAACTCTTAAAACTGAAATCGGATTCGTTCCGGAGGCCGGACAACTTGTCGAGCTTGTCGGATACGTTGACGGCGGTGCTCCTTACAGGATAATCTAAAATCATGGGTGAACCACTACCGAAAACATCATTTTCCCGCGTGACGTATGAAGAGACTTTTGCACAGGCAGCACCGACCGAAGACATGGTAAACAAACTCGGCGCAAATCAGCAGTATTTGCAGGACCAGGTTGATTCCGTTTTACCCAGTAACGATTCCGCAATATCTGCGTTGATCTCTGCCATTGAGGCAAAGAATCCGAACGCGAAGTTCATTCATGTCGGAGACTTCTATGGTGATGCACCAACAGACCATGTTCCAGTGTGGTTCGTCGCCTACACACCAGGAGAGTCAACGTGGACTGCGACACTATGCCTTTGCTTCCCAGGTGGATCCGGGTTGACTCTCATGGATGGGACAAGGAGGACGATCGAATCAGGTATCCCACTTGGTGAAAAGCGTTGCTTTGTTTTCGGACGGGTCAACCAGGTCGTTCGCGCCTGGAGGGTGACAATCGTATGACGTACATTCCGGGATCAACGAAAACATTCTACACGCAGGACGTTGAGGCAAAAGAGCCTGGAAGCGAGTATCTGCTTCAAAAACTTGGCGCAGCAGAAAACCACTTCAAGGACAGGGTAGAAGAACTCCAAGCAGAAGATGATTCACAGTCGTCTCGTTGTTCAGCGTGGTCTTCACGTGGAATAAACTTTCAGATTGGATACCTGACCGGTGCTCAGATCGGAGGCGTAGATTATTCAGATGGTCACATTGCACACGGGTTCATGGAGTTCGGAGGCGGGTTCATTGGAATAACCGCTTTTCGGTGCTCAGAGCAAGAGCCGCTTTTGTCAAAACTGTCTGGTGACTGGTCGGCGCCTCTTTCATTTGATGACGTACCGGCATTGTTCCTGTTCTGTGGTACAAGCGGAGGGGATCTACTGACAGACCTGTACAGAGGGCAAACAGTATGAGTTCAATGACGAACGAAGGTTATTCGATTATCTACGCTGAGGATTGCCGGTTCAGGGGGTCTACTGCAAAAGAGTTGTTCCGCAGGCTTTCTCAGAACTGCATGTACTTTCCCGATAGGATTTCGTCACTTCAGTCTGCAAGCGATGCACTGTCATCTAGGATCAGCGCACAGGTAAACAGGGGTGCGAACGTACAAAGAACGGCAGTCACCGGAACAAACAGAGGTTATGCCGGGTGTTTCTATTTCAACATGGCCGGAACCGCTCTTTACATGCGGAGTCTTCATGGCGTCATTATGTCGGATTTTGAATCTGAGACTATTTCAAACGACGGCTATGGAATATTCAATTGTCCTCAGACAGGGAACTACCTCAACATTCACAAGGGGGTTATCGTATGAAGTTCGCGGGGAATCACTCTAATCCTGAAATGATATTTGAAATATCTCCTAGACTCGGAATGGTGATGTTTGCGGTCGATTGTTTTCTTAAAGAGCACGGCTACGAGGCAACGTGGACATCAATCATACGACCGAAGGCCGGAGATTCCGGAATACATGCAGACAAGCGGGCAGCGGACATGAGCATAAGAGATATTCCACTCGAAATAGTCAAACAACTTTGCTCGGCTATAAATAGAGAATTTCCGTATGACCCTTCGCGTCCGGACATGTTGACGGCGGCACTTAATGACGGCGGGAACTATTCAGGGCAGGGAGTTCACGACCATGTTCACTTCCAGGTATTGACTCAGTTCTGATGCTGCGCTAACGTCAACTCGTTGCTCGAAAACATTTAACAGGAGGCTCTATGACCAAGGAATTTAAAGTAGGATCTTTGAACGGTGCTGCAATCGTTACTGGCGTGATTTCGATTGTTAACGGCGTGTCGGAAGTTGAAGTAAATTGCGAAGTTGGAAGCGTGCTCGAAGGTCTTGCAAGCAAGACTGAAAACAAGATTGACGACGCTCTTGCCGCCGTTGCAAAGAAGGCGCTGTCAGGTCTTACGAAAGAGATAGCAGAAGAGGATCTTGGAACTATTCACGGTCACAAAATCTCGAAGGTGAATGTCAGTATTGTGTCAGGAGTCGCCGATGTTTCTTTCTCTTGTGACGTTGCCACAACTGCGGAAGAACTTGCGTCATGTACGGACAACAAGATCGATGATGTTGTTGTCGGAGTCATCGCGGAGATTCTCAAAAAATTGTGATTTCAAACCGAGTGGGTTTGAAAACTCCACAGGGGCGGGGCATGTGTCCCGCCTCTTTTCGTTTTAGGGGGCATCATGTCAGAAGTTGCTTATCCGGCACTGACGGAAGTTGAAAACATAATCAAGTCTGATCTATGGAACGCAGCGGTTGAAGCCGCAAAGGTTTTCCTAAATGCGAAAGTACCTTTTTTCGCGCTACCGGTTATCAATCAGATTACAGAGAAGCTCATCGACATAATCGGAGACGCGATTTTTGAGAATTTCAGGACTGTTGTAGACTGCGGGGCAATTCGACTTGTGAATGCAGTCCACCAGGAAGAACTAGACAGTGCTGGAGTGTCTTTGAAAATCACGGCTTTGAAATACGGTGTTACTTCACAACAGTATCTTAAACAGAAGGAGATATATCGTGAAAAACTTCGTGCTTTTGTTCAGTTTGGCACTGCTACTTAACGGATGTAGAGCAACGGTTCCGGATGTTGAAACATGCAGCGTTGCCGGTATAATCGAAGGTGGGGCAATTTGTGAGCACTCGAACATAACGAGAACGCGTGACATGACTGCATCAGAGTTCCTTTCGTACCTTGAGCCTGATCTTAACGAAAAGACTGACGGGGCAAAGTGCATGAGCGTTAGGGACTGGAATAGAATCAAGACATTCGTTGAAGTTCTTTGCCGAAAAGA